GTGCTTGCGCACCCGCTCACTCTACTGAGTGCAAGTGAGGGAACGAGGCCGTTTGGACAGTAATAACTCGTGAGGCATTTCACCCCACCTAACTAAGTGAGGCGAATCGCCCCACCCCTTTTATTTGTCATGCCATTGGATGAGGCTGAGGTATTCACGCTGCATTGGATCAACGAACCATTCCTCTTCAAGGGCAAGTACGTCTCTAAGCCTCTCTGTGGCCTCTGAATCTTCGTCCATGTCCAATCCATCAGGCACGTCCTCTAAGAGGGCTTCCATGCGCTTGTAGATGTGAGCTATGGATAATTTGATTGACTTCTGCATCTGTTGTTGATGCTTACTAGAATTGTTTCGCACAGATAATCACAAATATACGGAAGCAATGTGGTCAGGTGCCTGAGGCTAGTACTGATGTACTACTCCTGCCCTTATTGCAATTGAGAATCATTCGCAATAGCTGAGAACCCTTGGTATCACTGGGTTGTGCTATTGCAATTGAGTCGCATTATCAACAACGTTAGACCGGGAGACTAACGTGCGAATGCCCAGATCCCTTGCGCCGCAAGGGTTTTGCGCACCCCCACCCCCCTTCGATTCTCAACAAGGGGGGCATGGGGGGTAGTACATCTGCACCAATCTCGCGTATAGGTAACAGAAATTTCTGTCAAAATACTCCGAGATCAATCCCACATAGCAGCACAAACTGTGGGGAGTTCTTTTCTCAAGATGTCCCTAGCTTCTAGCGCTAGTTGTTGATGTTCGAGCTGTGTTCCATTCCCACACCGAAGATCAATCCAGTGCAGGTATGAACGCACAGACCCAGCCATCAGCATCCTAGTTGGAGTAGCCAAAGGAAGGACATCCCTCGCACACTCCTTAGCGACCCCACGAGACAGCATTTCCCGGTAAAGGTCCTCTGACTCAGCGAAGAGGCCTGCAGCACGCCTGTAAAGCTCCTGAGTGGTCTCAGGGGCCAGATCATCGATGCTGTTCTGCCTGTTCTTCTGGTCTTGCCGCCTGAGGTGAGGTGGCTTAGCGAAGTCCATCAGAGACACATCCGCATAGCGCTGCGAGAACTCCTGAAAGCGCATCGAAGAATGCCGAAGGACTTGAGCGGCAACGCTTCTGGTGGTGTTCAATTCCATAACAACATGAGCCATCTCTAGAGGGCTCCAGTGTTTATGTTTAATCAAATATCGAATCAATTTCTCATTGTCGCGGTTTTCCTGGTTTGCAGGATTACTTACACGAGCACAGTAACTAATGATGTATTCTGCATCAGGAGTAATTGATACTAATTTAACAGACATAGAATAGTAGATATAATAACTAATAAAGGGAGTGCCTTGATTAGCTATTTAGGATGTTTGCGGTAAAAACTACCCCCCTATAGTCCCCCCATTGCGGGTTGATATAGAGGCTTGATTGAGCTGATTTATGGAGTGGTGTCTAAGCGAGGAACTACCAAAACCTTCTTAGACGCGGGGTATGTGTGGCGTAGGGGAGCGGCCCCCGGTCGGAACACAGGGGCCATCTCACACCGCAATATCCACACAGAGAGGCACCACTCTCTCTGTATAACTGGTCCCAATGGTCATTGACGGGGCGGAGTCCAGTCATAGACAGGCCTAGAAGCCGCTCTAACGGTCTTGAAGCTAAGTCCAAGGGCCAGGGCATCTGTGGCCTCATTAGGAGCCTCTTCAAAGGCTCTGTGCATGGCTGACCATTCCTCGTGCTTACGCATGGCTTGCTCGCGTGTAGCGGACAGAGCCATGGCATCGGTGAAGAACTTGACGCCTTGCGCGAGGCAGTCGGCCCTGTCGTCATGTCTCAGACAGCCGCGTTCTGCGGTAAGCATTCCCAGCTGCCTGAACAGCATGTAGTCCAAGCGCTTCTCAGCGGGCTCATTGGGGTTAGACGCGTAGTCCCAGTCCACAACCTTTGGATCCATGACCAGCTTGTGTTGGTTCAGGATCGGTTCAAGAGCCGCAATGATGCGGGCTTCTTTTTGAGTGGTAGCTCGTACCTCTTCGATGTTGGCGCTGAGTTGCTGTTGCTGAGCGTGTCGCTTGAGAAGCTCGCCTACGAGGCCGTCACCGAAGTTACTTTCGCAAAGAACGGTTGTTGCGTTATATCGCTTGGCGAGTCTGATGATGCTTGAGAGGGTGTCATCTGAGTAGCCGTCGCGAAAGGCTTTCATGTCCCTAAAGAACACATAGCCATTAGCTTGACTAAGGACGGCGGCAACACATTCGTCTTGTCCACGCCCGGCAGGATCGACCGATACAATTGTCTCGCTATACGGAACTGCTCCTTCGTCAATAAAGAGGGGTCCATAGAAACGGTCGTTAGGTAGACCGACAGCAGGGAGGTCCTTAAGGCAGTACCGAGGATCAGCGGACCAAACATATCTTTCAGCACATTCGTTGCCTAAAGGTGTAACAATAAAGTCCTGAAGTTTGAGCGGGAACTTCTCGGCGTCAGACAGGGTTGTGTCTAACTGGAACTGCAACATATAGTTGCTTCGTCCCATCGCCGACTCACGCTCGATAAGATCGTGGTCAGAGAAGCGTGTATCTGTAGGGGTCCAGGCTTCTACACCTTTCTCGATGTCTTCAGTCAGCTGGGGAGCTAGTAGGCCTTCGTAGTTGGCCATGTCCCTAGGGTATCTAGAGGGCCAGACAAAGGGCCTATAACCCCGCTCTGCCAGGCGTCTGTAGATGGTAAATACTGATTGCGGCGTGCCCAAAAATGCAATTCGAGATTCTTCAGAGGGTGTCAAAATAGACTCACCTTCTGATACCAATTGGAGCAACTTTGATCTAAGGGCGTCCGTATTTGAGTTGGATGGGACCTCCACATCGTCGTAGATGAGAAGATCGGCACGAGCCCCGGTCAGCTGGGAGGTCACGCCTGCTGAGCGGCATGACGGGGCCTGGTGAGGTTTAGCCGGGCCAACGTCGAATGAGATCCGACTCCACCTCTGGTCGTCGCTTTTCGGTCCCAGATGGTTTAAGAAGGAAATATCGAGAATGCATTTCTGTGTAAAAATCGCAAAGTTGTCGGCACGCTCTTTGCTTGCCGATACCACCATGATTTTCTTGTCCGGATCTTTGTATAGAGTCCATAAGCAGAAGCTAGAAGTAATCCAACTCTTGCCACAGCCACGGAACGCTTGGATCTGTAATCGCTTAGGTCCGTGCTGTAAGTATTCAGCTATCGCAAGCTGCGCACGAGTCGGACGCGGTAAGCCAAGCTCACGCCACATCAACGTAAGAAAGACGCGGAAGTCGTCGCGGATTTTTTGGTCTAACTCTTGGATATTCATGCAAAAAGCCGCCAGCCTTTCGACTGGCGGTCACGATCACGAATCAGCTGACAGTGATGGTCAGAGCCTCTTCGTAGGTTTGAGAAGTGCTGTCGGTAACGCGGACGCGGATGGACAGGGTGCCGGCAGAGGCAGCGCCGCCCGTGTAGGTCAGAGCAGTACCGGTGATGTTGAAGACACCGTTGTTGGTGGAGCCGGTGCCAGAGACCAAGGCGAAGGTCAGGTTGCTGGCTGCATCAGAAGCGGTTGCAGACAGAGTGCCCACAGCTACAGGAGTGCCCGAGCCGTCAGCACCAGTGCTAAGAGCGGCGCTAGATAGAGCAATGTCTGTAGGAGCGTTAAGAGACAGAGTGCTAGAAGCACCACCAATAGAGCTGGCAGTGACAGCATTAGCCCGTGCAATGCAAGCATCAAGGATTGCAAGTACGTCAGAAACTTTGCTGGAAGTAGTAACGCCTGCGAGAGCAGTGTCTGCGGTGGAGTCAATTGCGACGGAGCCATAAGAGGAAGCGCCGATGGTGCCGACGCGGAGGTGAGATTGAGCGGTAAAAGTTTGTGCAGTCATTTGTTTAGAACGATTTGGGTCGAGAGAAATTCGTCGAGGTCAAGGGAGCCTTTGGCCTGGTTACAGCGAAGGCAAGCCGTTACACAGTTGTCGGCATTTGTCTCACCACCTTTTGAGAGGGGACGGACATGATCGATGGTTAAGTTTTCGGTGGAGCCGCAATACACACAGCGGTTGCCATCTCGAAGCTTGATGCATTGTCTCCAAAGACGTTTCGCATCAGATGCGCGAAAAGTGAGGAGATCTTCCATGAGGCTTCGGGGCGTTTCCATCGGTGGCTCATTCGTTACTTCTTAAATCGAGATTTACCGTTGCGTCCGTTACGGCGACGGTTAGTAGATGCTCTTTCAAGCGTGGTCTTGCCGTTTTTCTTGTGACTTACATCGAGGCCGTCGCGGTTTCCGTAGGTGCCGCGTTTGCGGTTCTCTTTGTTAAGTGCCGCACGCTTCTTTTTTTGAGCTGGCTTAGCGTTGTATTTACGGCGTGCGCGGCGAGTTGATTCGTAAATACCGTTGGACTTTTTAGCTGCCATCAGAGCTGACCCTGAACTTCGTCGAACGTAAGTTCGGGAATCAGACCTGCAAGATTTGCAAGCGGACTGCCTTCAACAGCAATGCCGGTTACATCATTAACTTTAAGCCATTCAATGGCTGCGCGGAGGTCTGCAGTAGACGCTTCCTTAGTTTTAATGCGCTCAATAATTTCGTTAGTGAGAAGCGCGTGCAACTCGTTAAACGAGTCTTCACCTGCTCTCTCTAGAGGTTGTTTGGCCATGTCAATAAGCCCTAATTATTTGAAGTGTTTTGTACAGCAGATAAACTAGGCAGAGCAACAATAGGAACGATGTCATTACATAAAAACTCGAACTGACTTCCAGGACGGAAGGTAAAACCTTGGCGTTGAAGTTCTCCACATTTGAGAGCCCTGACCAACGCCTGGTCGAGCCTCATCTTTTGTTCATGCCGTCTAGCAATCTGCTTACACAGCTCTGTCATTGAACCGTCGAGCGGTACTGAAAAATTCAGTTGAGCCCCGTAATTGTTATTACGCGTGTAGCTGTCGCTGATGGTGTCATTGCCCATGTAGAACGGGCTGAACGTCATCGTCGCTCCATTGCAACTGTTGTTAGCTCCAAAGTATTGACGCGAAGGTGCGCCGTTGTTCTGGAACTGGTAGGCCACGTTTGACACGTTGCCAACGGCCTGAGCGTTTGGAGATGACTGGTTAGCGACAGTCGGTTCGTTGGCGAACGCAGGCTGACAGAAAATTACTGCGAGAACACCGACAAGCTGTTTGTAGTTGAAAGCTGCTCGATGGTTTCGGTTACCAGACTCTCCTCGATGATGCCCGCTGCGCGGGTATTGATTTCCAGTTGGAAGGGGTCGCCTGCCGTCGTCATTGTGAAAGTAGTGGAGGAGTCTGTGATGTCTCCACTGGCGGATACATTGCTGCCGGACCATGTGGTTGATGCTGAACCGTAGATAGTGGTTTCAACGGTGCGGTCAATGTCTACAGTGGTGGTTGTTGAGCTGGTGACGCTACCGTTGGTAAAGCGGGGAGTTACCATTTGTGCGCTAGCTGGAGCACACAAAAGGCTTAAAAGCAGAACACGTTTGATAAACATCAGTCTTTCTTTTCGCGGTTAATGTGAAACGCGGAAGCTAAAGTTCCACTGAGAATACTGGCGATATAGGTGGGATCCATCTTCTCAAGCCATCCTGCATAATTTGCGCTGAGCATTGCACAAGCCCAGACAAGAACTATGAACTGGACGACGCCTGGCCCTTTTTTGCTATGCGATTCCATGCTTGCTTAATGATAGGTTTCATAATCATGACCAGATATTTGAAGACACTCTGGCCTACCAAAGTTGCACCAACAGAAATGAAGGCGGTTGTAGCCGCCGTCGTCATGATGGTTGTGGTGGGCATTGGAATCTCAACGTCAGTGAAGGGGACCTGCACTAACTGAGCTTCAGGTGGAAGTTGAGGTGTCTGCGGTTTAGTTTGTTTTGTAGTTGTTTTTTCCTGTTTGTCTTCAACAGGTGGCACCCCCGGTGGGGGCCGTAAGTCGCTGGGTGGCACGTATATGGCCTTGTAAGAAGGCAATTTGGCCTTTGGGATGTCCAGTACCGGCGGCCCTATTTTGACGGGCTCAGGAAGCTTTATCGAGGGGATGACAGGTAGCTCAGGCCAGCTCACCGAACAGGCCCTTTTCTACAAAGTCAACCATTTGGTCATCAACTTTGTTAGAGCTTGCTTCTGCCATTTTGCGGAGAAGCTGAACGACAAGACGCTTGACTTGTTCGGACTGAGCGAACTTGAGAAGTAGTGGGCGGATGAGTAATAGCATGGTTATTCTCAGGAAGGTTCAGTGGGCCAGGTGACGTTGTGAGGCCAATCGTCACCACTTGACGCTGGAAGATCTCTTAGGGCTTTCCTGTAAGTGCCCCAAGCAGTGGCATCAGCAGAGCTGTCAGCCAACTGGGTCCAGTCAGTGTCAGCAAGCTTTTTGTTGCGTGTAGTGCGGACACCCTCAGCTTTTTCTGCGTCAATACGAGCCCGATATGCAGCTTCGTTATCAGCAGCACTGGTCACGTTGCCTTCTTCGTCAGTGGTATCGGCAAAGACCGGACCGGCAACAAAACGAGTGAACCACTGCCCGTCGATTTGCTCGACGCCATCACGGGTGCTGACGCCATACGGTGCAGTGACAGTTGCAGGTGCGCCATTTAGCACAGGGTCATAGCCATAGCTGTCCAGGATGTCGACAGTGATGACTTTCGGAAAACTTGTATTTGGGTAACTTGCCTTGAATTGGCTGATGGTGGTTACGGCACCAGATTCACGATTGCGAATTTCCATGATTGGTTAGAGAGTTGATGGGTTAGGCGATTGCAAGGAAGATGTAGGTAGCACCTGTCACATTTAGATTTTGAGTGGCTCCTGAGGGTATTCTGAACCCAGAGTTAAGAGGATCGATGGTGTCCTGGTTAGTAACTGCTCCAGCAGTAGTATTGAGCACAAAGTATTTGTCATTGCCACTCACAATACCTCCATACGAATCCCACTGAAACCAATCGCCAGTAGAATCAGTCCGTTTGACTATTACAAAACGAGCACCGTTAGTAAAGCCACAATCAACATCAATGTTGGCGTATTGACTTCCGGTATAGCTGCCAATTTTACTGATGCCAGGTTGTGAGGCAAAGAGGTGAGCGATATAGTTATAGGTAATACCATTAGTGGCGTTATCAGAGCCTACGGTAAATTGAGTAGCAGTGGGATCTGTATCGTTCCAGTAAGCAGAAGTATTTGCGGCGTTATTGGTTCCATCTAGTCTCAATCTTTTACCTGAGCCAGTAGGCGCAGTATAAACTGCCCACCCATCCGAGTAATCCGTTGACTTACAAATAATAAGCTCAGGAGTTACTCCAAGATTATGGTTTACGGCTTGTGCCGATCCTGTTCCTCGGTAAATAGCGGTATCGTAAAAGCCTTGAGCCCGCTTAAACGCATAATAAATACCTCTGTAATTGTTGTCGTTAAAGCCACCGTGATCTCCGACATAAAGATCAGGATGATAATTAAAATGAGCAAAGCCGCCAGCATTAGTAGCGAAAGTATTGGTCATAGAAATGTATGACCTGGCAATGCCTGTAGATCGAGCACCAACTATAATTCCGCCCATGGTAGAACCGTTGCTGGTATTTTCCCTGCGCCCCCAAATCAAGTCGGGAGGAAAAGTCATATTCAAGTTTTGCGACTCTGGAGAACCCGCATATCCATTGCCAATTGGACCTACGTATCTAGTGAAAACTTCTGTTGCACTTTCGGCTGGCTTATGCGAACGGCGGATTGCCATGTAAATGTAAGTTTCTCCATTAGTTCCCGTTGCAGTAGGTCCCTGTGTGGCGTCAACTTGGAAGCCGTTTGGTTGAGCTGAGATTAACTCGTAAGTGACATTGTGATAGCCACTGGTGCTTTCAGGATCTCTTTGTTCCATTCTTAAGACTCCAGTTTGAATGCTGTCGCGATCCAAGGAACCTCTCATGTTGTCCAGTACATACCACTTGGTGTATGAGCTTGAAGACCCAGATAATCTTTTAACCAGTACAAATTGTGGTTCAAAGCCCAGGTCTATATCAAATTTACTGGCCGATGGAACAGTATAACTCCCACACTTTATGATCGCCTCGTTGCCACCCGTGCCAAATGATTGATCGTCGTGGGCGAAAATGTAGGCAACAAAAGTTTTTCCACTGTCTTGATTATATTCAAAGTGTGTAGAGTTAGGTGCATTATTGCCCCATGTCCCTGCAGCGCCTTGCTCAGTATCATTGGTGTTGAGCTTCAAAAAGTTGTTCGTTAAATTGGAGAAAGACCTATGCCAAACAATCCAGTTACCAGTGCCATCAGTTCTTTTGACAATGATCATACCTGGCGTGCTGCCAAGATTATGAGAAATTTGTTGTACTGAACCTGTAGATGTAAATGTTACGATATCAACAAAACCGGGGCACTTGCGAAAACTCCATGAACAGTAATCTGTTCCACTTCGATTAACTTGGTTGCCTGTGCCTACTGAAAACCCATTGCTGTAAAAACCACTGATATATTGAGCTTGAAAAGTCTTAGCATTTGTAGCGTGAGACATCATATAGTTGCCCGCGCCATTTACCGTGTCAGTCCAAGTAGGCTCATCGTTTTGGGTTCTTGCCTTAACAATGGTCAATCCACCTTCGCCGGACATGTCAAGCCCATTTACATGTGTCGCAGCATTACCAGTGCCTTCATACAAAAACGTGCTGAACACGTCATCGACGTAAACCGGATCGCCACCTGCCCCAGCGGCTGCCAGGGCTTGTTGTTGAGTAATAGGATCCATAATCAGTTCACATAATCGACGAGAGCAGCACCGCGATAGCGAGCCCCATTGTCGTCAGTAGAAAAGACAAACAAATGAGTGCGGCCCGTGGTCAAGGTGGGGGGAGTATCAAGTGGAAACTTGACGCTAGAAGGCCAAGTAACAGTGCCACCTGTGTGAGTCAGCTCAAGAGTGAAAGACCCGACAGTGCCGCTTGCAGGCGGGTTGGAAAAGGTAAAGGTGGAGTTGCCGGTAATGGTTTTTGTAAAGTAGTTGCCAGTGCTCAGATCAATGTCCAAAGCGCTAACAGCTTCAGCAGCTTGCTTGTAAGGACCATCAACAGTCAGACCACCGTTGTGAACACTTGCAGCGGTAAAGGTTTGTGCGGGGACAAAAGTTTGCGCAGTGTCAGTTGTTGCGGTATTAGGGTCAATCGCGGCCGTCACAAATGCAGTCGTAGCAATCTGTGTGGTGTTAGTTCCAGATGATGCAGTTGGCGCTGCTGGCACACCAGTAAATGTGGGGCTAGCCAGTGGAGCTTTGACTGCAGTATCAGCAGCAATTTCAGCGTTTACAAAAGCTGTGGTTGCAATTTGAGTTGTGTTTGTGCCTTGTGATGCAGTAGGTGCTGAAGGAGTGCCAGTAAAAGTTGGCGAAGCAAGATTAGCCTTGCCAGTAATATCAGCAGTTGAGACTTCTACATCGCTACCACTGTTATCGTAGATGATAGCGTCAGCTTTAATTTTTCCGTATGCCATGATTAAGAAAGTACAGTAAGACGAGAATTAGAACCGACAGTAATAGTTACACCGGAAGCGAGAGCCACTGTCGGACCCATCAATCCTGCATTAGTGTTAGCTGAAATAACTTTGCTGGTATTTAGAGTCTGCGGAGACTCAATAAATGCAGCATCAACAGTGGTAAAACTGAGGTTTCCTGAAGTATCTGATGTCAAAGCTTGACCAGATACAGAAGGTAGTGCTGTAGGTAGCGTGAGACTGTATGTTGCACCCGCAGAATGAGCAGGCGACTGGATAGATACGCCGTGATTGTTGTTAGAACAATTCAGCGTGATCTTGCCGACCTGTCCACTGGACGTACCATCGCCTTTAATGACGGGCAGATAGTTTGTGGCATACCTGTTTTCAGGATCAGCAGCGAAGTATTGCTGCCATACCCATTTGGAAGTAGAAGAGTTGTATTGAAGACGAACTGTTAGGTCAGTCGAGCCAACAAACCCAGACGGAACACCAGACACAGCACTGCTGCTCTGTACTCCGGTCGAGTTAATAACCTCTACGCGGTCTTCATTGCTGGGACTAGACGGCAGATTGGCCAGAGCTGCAATGGGCGTATAAAACGCGGCAGCTGAAACAGCGTTTGCTGCAGCGCTAGCGGTAGCGGACGCGCTATTTGCAATCGAGATGGCTGAGTCAAAACCACCTTGGCCATTGCTTTGACGGCTATTTGCCAGAGCACTGCTAGCGGTGGTTGATGCTGCGTTAGCAATGTCAATAGCAGAGTTAAAACCTCCAGATCCATCACTTTCGCGGCTGTTGTTCAGCGCGGTGGTCGCGTTTGCACTTGCGGTGGCAGCCGTGGAAACGGCGTTGGCACTTTGGGTGTTCGCGCTGTTTGCGGTGGAGGTTGCAGCCGCGCTCGCGGTCTGCGAGGCATTTGCGGTGGACAAAGCTTGCGCAGAATCTGCGGCACTTTGAGTTGCTGTGGTTTGCGCAGTGTTAGCGAGGCTAATTGCGGTGGTAAATCCGCCCTGTCCGTCAGATTGACGGCTGTTATTCAGCGCAGTGGTCGCCGTGGTCGCGGCGCTATTCGCTGTGTTGGTCGCGGCAGTACTTGCGGACGAAGCGCTGTTTGCAGTGTTGATCGCGTATGCCAGACCTTGCGGCTGACCGTTAGCTCCAGTACCGACCGGATTATTCCCGTCATGAACATATGTCTGGACCGTGGTCAGCGCATTGGTAGCTGAGGTTGCAGCGCTATTCGACGTGGAAACAGCGGCTGCACTATCTGCAGCGGCTTGGTTTGCCGTAGCAGTTGCGGCGGCACTAGCGGTGGAGCTGGCATCAGCCGTTGACTTGGCGGTGTTCGCAGTTGTGGTCGAGGAAGCGGCTTCATTGCGAGCTTCCTGCGTTACATAGAGGTTTTGCGTGAAGTTGTCGTTAAGATCGACAGAACGAATTGCAGACCCAGCATAAAAAGTAGCGTTAAGAGCGCTGTCATTCGTTTCCCTAAAAATACGAATAGCAACCCCATTGCCTGGGGCGCTATTCAGATTGATAGTAGTTGCGTTGGCTAGAGAGTATGCAGTTGTCAGGGTGCCGTTGAGGCTGACTTTGATGTCAGACTCGGCAAGATATGGGAAGCTAAAGGAGTATTGGGTTGTTGACCCGTTACCCGTGTATAGGTTTTGTGTTACAGCCATTTGTTAAACGCATTGGTTGGTTGGCTGGTTATTGCTGTCTAGAGAATTTCTCTAGTTCCTTTACCATTTCAGTACGGTTTGACTGCATTTCTGCAGTACGTGTGCCTGAAGCTGCAGAGTTACGCAAGGCTTTATGTTCCGCCATACGGCGGCGGAAATCATCACCGACTGCAGACGTATCGCTTTCAAGATCTTCTAGCGCGTTATTGCGTGCCTGCATAAAAAGGTCATCAATATCATTCCACCATTCAGACTTATTTCTAGGTACTGATAGGTCTGTTCCGATATTGGTTTGCCAATTATCGTACTTAGATTGGAAGTCGTCGCTAGTGAGCAGCGCTAAAAGATCTTCACGCAGTTTGCCTTTGTTGTACATACGCTGACGCATCAGCTCACTTTGCTCAGTAGTAAGATCTAATCCATCTATTTTTTCCACATACTGAGTAGGAACATGGTATCGAAGTAAGCCGAATTGACGAATAACCTTGTCATTCGTACCCTTAAACACGCGGAAAGGATTGATGAAGTTAATGGGATGCTCAGTCCCCTTAGTCATCTGATCGCCGTTAAGGATGTCAGTCATGGGGATGCGTTCACCCATCAGGCCGCCGGTCAGTGAACCGACGATTGCGTCGAGGTTTGAGCGGTACTGGAAGATGCCCTCACCGTGCTCACGTTCCAGCGATTTACGAAGACCAATGTTGCCAGGTTGAGCAGCAAAGCGGTCTAGGGCGAGTTGAAGAACGTCAGGGCCGAGGCTCCTGCTCTCAAAATCTAAGAGCGCAGACAACTCAACCAATCCAGTGAAGTAAGATCTGTTAGATGCAGTAGAAACAAGTGTATAAACGCCTTGACGTAAGATTTCTGCCTGAGTGTAATCATCCAAGTTATGCAGAACCATTCCGGTATCTGCAATCATGGGGAATAGCAGGTTTGCAACAGGGATAGACTTATAGCTGACCCAGATAGGCCTACCTTCGTCATCCTCACCTACCTTGATAGACAGAGGTTGGTGTGTTTGCAGCCAAATTCGCTTTTCACCGGGGTCACTAGGACCAAAACCTGTAAGGATTCCCTGTTGAGACAGGTAAGTTCCAGTAGCCATCAAAGCAGTACCAATGGCCATTTGACCTCGCAGAATCGCCTTCTGCTCAGGCGTGCCATTTTTTTTAATCTGCCTTACTTCTGACAGGACGTTATTGAGGAACGGGATATGCTTAATTTCATAGACGTTGACGTTGTGAGGCGTCTTAACGAACGGCATGAATTGCTTCAAACCGGGAATGTCGTTTGTAACGTCTTGAATTTTGGCCATAGTGCCTTCCAGTTCGGTCTGGAAAGTTCCCTCTTCTGCGACTTGCATCAGTCGCTGATTAAGGATTTCACCGTTCTGACCCAGGTATTTAAGCTTGAGGTTTTTGTAAAGCTCACTCCTAGCAGTACCTGCATCTGCAATATCACTACCATCGACCTTAAAGTTGTCCATTTCCATGAACGCTTGATAACGAAGCTCTTGACGCACTAGAAGTGTTTTGAAGAACTCGTCACCTGCGGTAAGGCCGCGACCTGGCCAAGTAATCCAGGGTGAATGCGCAAAGCTGTGGTAAATATCCAACATTGCAACGGCTGACCGTTGAAGCGGTGTCTTTGCTTTGGCTTTCAAAGCCTCGATCCTTGCCGCTTCGTCAAGCTTGTAGTCAAACTTGCCGCCTTGCGTAGTTACACCTTCGCCTGTTTTAAGGCCTTGATATGCAGCACGAAGAGAGTCCCAAAGGGTTTCGTGGAAACCATCAAACATCATGGCGGCACCTTTTGCCATGTGTAAATCACGGCCTAAAAGGCTGCCAATAGCAAGAGCAGCCGGACGCTCAGCAGCGACAAAGGCGTTACCTGCAATGTTTCGCATTTGGGAGACAGGCGTGGAAAGCCAGCCATTGATCAGGACTTGGTTGATGGAACGCATACCAGTCTTGACATACGCTTCCAACAGACTGACCTGACGGATCGGATCACCGTCACTCAGCAGCAAGCTATTCGTCCATTCAAGAAACTCGTCTGCATCAGCACGGATCTCTTCGATGTCCCCACGGCGGAACATGCTTTCCCAATTTTCAAAAATCTCGACGATCTTGGCGTCATTAGCTGCCAGTTCTGAGAGTTCCTTGTTTGAGTAAGCTTGTCGGCGAGGCTTAGTGCCCCACTGCTGGAGGAGGTCAGAAGACAGTTGAGTGGCTTCTTTCTTAGCTCTCATCAACATCTTGCCGCGTTCCAAGATCATCAGAGCTTGGTTGTTGTAGTTCGCGTCGATCTGTTCGAGATCAATCAGCTCCTTAGCAAGGCTGCGCATTTGCATTGCTGCGTCATGCGTGATGACCTTCAGGACAACAGCACCGCCAACACGAGCAACACGAGGCCCGCCAATGTCAAAGGTGAGCTTATCGATCAGATGTTCAGGCATACCTGTGTAGGCATACTGAGCAACGGTCTGGAGAGTTTCGATCTGATATTCCAGAGGCTCCCGACTCAGGCGACGAGCGATCTCGTCAACGTCAATAGTTTCCGCGTGCATTTTAATGAAATCGCGGAGCTTTTCAGGAGTGTCTAAACCACGGAAATCAGAGTCATCCATGAACGGCTTAGGTTCGCCGTCAGGGTCAGTCCACTCACGTTGCGTCACTTCAACATCTTCAACATCAAAGCGAGAAGTGCGTGAAGCACGTTCTTGAGGGTCAAGTTTGCCTTGAGAACCGCCGTTGATATTGCTTTCAGATTTACGAGCGCCAGCGCCTACATCGTCGAAGTCGCGTGCAATTGCTGCAGCTTCTGAACGTGCTTTGGCTTGCAGAGCCTCTACAGCTTCAAAGTAAGCAGCAACATTGTCAGGATCGTACTCAACATCAAGAGGCTTGATAGAAAGGCCATCTTTTGATTGAACAACAATGGCACGCTGTACACCTTGACTCATAGGTTTCGAAAAACCCATGCGTTGGTAAAGTCTTGAACGGATGTTCGGTTCATACTCACCTCTAATAACCTCCGCCATAGACTTTGGTTGAGTCTGATCGAAAGCAAACTTAAGAAGAGTGAGTTGATCTTGAGCAACACTATTAGGGCCGGAGTCAAACTCCATTTCGTCCCAAACATCGCCGCCGTCTTCAGCAAGTTTTTTGGCTATCTTTTCAATGCGCTCATATTGAGCGTCATCCATGTGATTGATGACATCCTCGGCATTTCTAAAAGGCTTAAGCTGCGCTTTACGGCGAAGACGAGCCTCAGAGCTTCCGGTTTCATCTACACCCTTAATACTTTTGAATGATCGGTCAGAGGCACCAACGGCCTCTAAAACAGTGCCGACGCGGAAGTTTCCGTCCTTAATAAGCTTTCGAAACTCAGACCTCAAAGGCATGAGACTGATTTGCATATTAGGATCTTCTTTGTATCTACGCGTAGTTTCAGAATCAAGAAACCAGTTGACATTAGTTGCTTGCGTGTCGTCAGACATGCGCTCAAACTCAAACCTAGCTTCATTGCCGTATGGCAAATCAACTCGGTGTGTGACCTTCTCAAGCTTAAAGTCCGTGAAATAGCCAATGGGCATATTTCGGCGCATACCTAGCCGTTGCTCGGCGTCAATACTGTTTTCATAGATGTCTACTTTGTCTTGAAAACTTAGACGCTTCCAAGCATTAAGTGCATCGTCATAACCTTCAGGAGTTGGTCTGCTAAAAGCCGACTCGTAGTCACCCCTAAGAACAGTATCGATCATCTCGGGTTGCCACTGAGGAGCAACCTCTGGGTCATCGGCACCGACACGCTTACGCATTTCTGCGATCGTGACTCGGGTCTTTTGTTCTGGAGAACCTTTAGCTCTAAAGCCCTTACGGAATGCACCAATCAGTTCACCAGCACCGTCAGCTACAAGGCCGATAGTTCCGCCCTCGAAAGCGTTCTTCAGACGGCGGGTGTATTGGTTATCGTCATCCTGGTGGGCAATAGCCTTAAGGATGATGTTGGCGTTTTCTTCATCACCACCAAAGATGTTGGCAAGGTTGCCACCGTCAGGGCTAGTGAAAAAATCGACAATCGCACCGCGCAGGGTTTCACCGCCCATGCGGCTGGCAATAGTGCTATTAGGTCCAGTGCCTACTTTGATGCCGCCGTACTTGGCGAGCTGACGCATGTTGATTAGTACGCCGAGGGTGTTGCGAGCGAACGCACCAAGACGCGTCTTGTTCTCAGTGACACCGAGGTCATAGTCAGCAGCTTCATAAGCTTCGGACCAAGTGAGGTTCTTTTCCTCAACAGGAAGACCAAATGCAGCTCCAGCTGTCAGAAGGTTGTCACCTGCAAAGTCAATGCCTTCAAGGATTGTTTCAACGCTTTGAGCAACACCGCCAACTACAACGCGAGAGGCCTCTGAGGCGAGGTTGTTGCTGTCGTCTGTAGCAGTCTTGAAAGCATCGCCTTGTGCAAACGTTTCTCTACGTGCATCAGTACGGTCTTCTGCGATTTCTTCGCGAGAACGCTGATCACCTTGGAACGTATTGTCGATAAAGTCCCTAGCTGGGACAAAGACGTTTTCTTCTAGGAATTGCTGAGTTGCATCCTGGGGTTGTGCGTCAAACTTTTCTCTGCCTTCCTGGACACGCTGCTCTTGAGTCTTCTCTTCGGCAGGGTCAGTATTTTCAGTCAGGAATTGATAGCCAGTTTGAAGAGCCTGACCAAGGTCGAAACCTTGGCCCTCCGGTTCAGGAGTTGACTCAACAGGCTCAGGCAAGTTACCTGTAGCCTCTACTGATTGTCGTTCAGATTCAGTTAGTGGACGCCCAGGAAGATCATCTTCTGGGATCATAATTATTGCGCCGAGCGAACCCGGTCAAGTAAATCTACTGTGTAGTCATAAATGGAGGGATAAACCCCCGTACCGTAGGTCTGCTTTCTCTTGCTATTACGGAGTTCAGGATTGCCTGAATACCAAAGCGATCCAAAAGCACGAATTAGTTCATCACCTTCATATCCTGCAGACTTTAGATCACGGATATTATTTAAGATACGATAATCAATAATCTTGATCTGGAGTGCAGGGTTTCTAAGAAACTCACGCCTGGACACAGACCGGCCTACGGCATCTTTTGACCAACTTGGAAGGTTTTTAGGCATGATTTGTGCGTATCCGAGAGCACCGCTGTCCTTATTTATTGCGCCAAAGTTGGCAGAGGATTCTTTACCAATAAGGGCAGTACGCAATCTGGGAACAGCAACTAATTCGCCTGTGCTCAAAGTAGTGAAAGGTTGAGCTGTCAAATTAGCAGGTTTGTTGTAAACCTCCGCTTGCTGTCTAGTCAAGCGTTCCCAGTTGGAGCCAATAGCGTCAGCTTTTTCGGTGATGGATTTGGGCGGTTGTGTGTTCTCCCTAATGTGCCTTTGGGCTTGTTCTAACTCATCAGGCGTATAAACAATGTCTACACGAGGTCTAACGCTAGCTTTAAGCGCTGACAATTCTAAGGGAGTTTTATCAGTTAGAACAGCTGAGGGTTTACCGTTGATGACCCTAGTACGAACAACAGGGGCAACAACATCATGCTTGAATTCAATCTTAGAGGTGTCGAAGTTGTTTGATTTGCTACTCCAGTTAAACGAGTCTGCTACTTGCATGAACTCAGGCAGCAGTGTTTGATTGATGTAGTCTTTTTGCTCTTGAATAGAAGGCTGGTCGGTTTGACTATTTCGCCACAAACGGAAACGATAAAGAAACTCATCTCTAAAAGCTTCCTCATGTCTCGTAGCCATGACAGCACGAACATCGTCCTGCATGTTTCGCGGAACGCTTTCCTTAATCTCAGCGTCTACAATCTTTTTACCGATACTAGAAGCGGTAGATAGAAGACTAATTTCACCTTCCTCTCCTGCAAACTTTTCGTCAAGAGAAAACTCTTGGCTTGGTTGGAAACCTCGTTTCTTAGCTTCCTCTTGCGTAATACTTTTGGCAGTGACAGCTTCTCGCCACTCGTCATTCGTAATTACTTCGCCTGCAGCACGTCGAGCATCGTAATCAAGGATATGAAACGAGCTATAGTTTGCGCCTTTGCTATCAAGTCTTTTAATGGCTTCTATGGCTTCATAGCCGCCAATAGAACGAAGCAGAGCCCTAGTTTCTCCATTGATAACGTCAGCTTCATCAGGGTTAGCATTCTCTAGACGCATCCAGTGATCAACAAGAGCTTGCTTTACTTGCATACCCTTAGCCTGTTGAGCAGCGCTAGCGGTTCTAATTTCCGCACGATTGATTTCATCGATCGCTTGAAAAATTTCAGCACGCTTAAGCTTCCCGAACTTAAGACCTGTGTTGCCGTCAAGATTTTTAGATACGTCTTTAAGACCGGTCAAAAGTTTTCTAGCTTCGACAGGTGGCAGGGTTTTTACATGCTGCAGAATCTTGTCAAACGCATCGTTATAGGCAACGCCAGTCTTACCTCGGTACTTACCGCTTGCTAGCAGTGACGTGGCGTATTGATCGTAAGTAGCCTGCAAAGTTTTAGAGGGATCTTGCAAAGCAAGAACCATTGCTTCACTGGCAGCAGCTGCCGCTGCATCCTGTGCTGCTAACTCGATCTCCCGAGAGAGCATCGTGAACTGATTAGTTCGGAAAGGCTGAGCTACTTTGTAAAGCCTTTTCTGCGTTTGCAGATCAAGGTTGCCAATGTCATATTGCTTGTAAAACTCACGCAAACCTGATTGTTGTGCGTGAATAAGTTGACGACTATTTTTTGCAGAGGCGGGAGTAAAGGCATTACCTTCTGCATCCATAAGTTGGGCTGTGCCACGCATATAGTCGTTCATAAATCCGGGGAAGGATTGAACAACATCAACTGAGGCTTGCTCAGCTGCAGCGTGGGTGGCTACCGCTTCACGCGGTGTTGCCATTAAATCAGAGCGAAGACCTACGTCATCACCTGCTACTTCCTCAACTGCAGTAACGGAAGAACGAACAGCACTGTTCCAGCTAACACGTCTGGCTTCGCTTTCAGGAGAATCAGGTTCTTCAGGTTGATCGTCTGGGTTACCCCAGAATTTGTCCGCTTCTTTAGCCCACTCCTGCTCTCGCATTTGGGACATTTTAATGTCACCAAACGTGCTAAGAGCTGTTTTAGAAAGGCTCAGCAGCCCGTTGATGGTTGACCATTGTGCAGTATTTCTAGCTCTATCAGCGGCAAATTGAGAGAAGGCGTTAGACCAATCAGCGTTAAGTTTTGATGTATCAAGCTGTTGCTGACGGGTAAGACCCTGTTGTTGAGTCTTTAGGTTACGGATCTGCTGGTTGCCACGAGCTTGCTCTTGTCTGGCAGTGTTTGCGGCAGTGATAGGCGCAAAGCCACTACCACCGGAATCGGCCCGGTAAAAATCCCCATAATCAGAGGGGCGGTAAATTCGTGACATAATTACGTCCAGTTATATGCAGGGATACCTAGGTTGAGATCTTCACCTTCGCCAACAGGTTCGGGTTCAAAAATTGGAGCTTGTATAGGTTGTAAAAGGTTGCTGTACGCAACGTTGTCAGCGCTGAGTTGTTTGTCAGATGCCAATTGCATACCGATAGCAGCCTTGTCATAAGCAGAGCCAATTGAGGCTTTCTGTTCTGCCTCTGCAAACCCTGCCTGTCTAGAAGCGTCCATAGCCAAAAGTCCGACGCTTTGACCTGTTCGACCTGTAGCCAGAACAGAGCCCATAGAGCCGATCTGTTTGGCATAGATTTCCTGCATTTTGAACGCAGCAGCTTTCTTAGCTGAAACAAACTTGGCTTGTTCTGCCTGATATACCCGGTCTGATGCTTGCTGGTTATAGACGCGCTGTTGTTCAAAGGCCTGGCGCGAAGCTTGCTGAGCACGAACGTCGGCGATATGACGAGCAACAATCTGTTGATTATTTGCGTATGCCTGTTTTTGCGCTTGCTGGTATTGAAGGTTTAGCTGTTGACGGTTTCGTTCAGCTTCTGCGTTTGCTTGCTGCTGAGCGATTTGTGCCTGCGTGTTTGCTTGCATGGAGCTTGTCGCTGTTGACACAGCAGCAATACCCAGACCAGCAAGGGCGATGTTTGCGCCCATTGCAGCGACTGCACTACCGCCCATCATGGCAGCAGTAATTACACACATAGTTTGACGATCTCCAAATAGGGCAGGTAGTAGGGCGGCGGATATACGGTTCGGAGTGCGTTGAACCCGAGCATCTTGAGAAGTTTGTGGTGAAACTTGTTACGAGCATCTGCCACATTCCACAGCAGACGGTAGTTGGTCTGTTCCTTAAGCCATTTGCGTGCCTGTCGGACAAACGTGTGAGGTTTTCTAGTTAGGTGAGGTGTGCATAACATCCAAATCACACCCACGTCTGGCGACTCATCGGGAGTAATCCCAGCAATGCCGCCGATAGTTCCGTCAATATCACAGAACACAACGGCGACATCACTACTGACAACACAAAAAGGGAGAGCTAGTGGAGAGTGTCCGAGCCCTATACATTCTGCGAGGTCTTCAGGTTGAAGGTTGTTGGCGACATATAAAGCGTCTTCAACGGTGGCTTTGCGGTAGTAAGGCTTCATGCATTAGGTGGGTAGTGCGCGGACTCCACGGCGGTTGTAATGGCCCTGCCATGAGTAGCTGGTAAGAGCTGATGGAACTGGATCGTCAGCGTAGATATTTGCTTTACTGTCTCTGCCAAGGCAGAAGATAGGTACGGTACGAGTTACTACTTCCTCAACAACAGCAGAGTTTGCGTTATACAGACCAGCTCGTGGGATCTCGATGTCATGATTAAATGCAGGATAACCAACACGTTCGACATTGATTGTGTATCTCCCAGAGTAATAAAGATCTAAATACAGCATTTCTACAACAGGGTTTTCAATCCTGTCTGCGCGTCCATCTGTAGAAACGTAGAAAGAAGGTAGAGATACTGTCATTCGATACTGCAGACCAATTACATAGTCGGCACTGGTAAGAGACGAATCCACAAGCATGTAATAGCCATTGGAATCACTTTGAATCGTTGGCCGTAAGAACACAGACTCGGAGTCACCGCTAGTCACGATGAACACAGGAGTGGTGTTAGCCACGTAGGAACCTGCGGGGAAATTGATACGGGTATCGTTACCAACAACTGAGGTGGTGAGGTTTGCCTTGTATTGGAGGAAATCAAGGCGTGGCAGGAACTGACTAAATCCAGCATTGATAGGAGCGCTATCAGGATCGTCAATCATTTCCATTGTGGACAGCACATAGTCAG